CGAAGGGTCTTTTTTTGTTGACCAATCATCTTCAGGGATATCGCATAGCATTTGAATCAGATTGCGCATGAAATCGGGAACATCGGCATCCTTCATAAGATGCGGATGGATAGCGTGTACTAATTCAATAAACAGCATGCTGATGCGCACCTCCTTAAAAACATCCAAAGTATCTCACAGCATCTCAAAGTATCTAAAATCGAGATACCCATTTTGTAAAATAAAAGGGATCAATGAGAGATTGACATATGCTGACATATTGTAGCACATAAAACCGAAATTTTCAACCAAATATTGTTAAACACCAATTTTTCATTTGTCAAATAGAAATACATTCAATGCCTGATTTGCAATAAGGGCAAAGGATACACAAATCGTTCAACACAGCCACCACAAGTGGCTTGTGGGCGATGAGGAGTACCCTTGACCTTTTGCACCCATTTTCAGGCTGCAGGGTCTGTGTGCTTCTCGCCGCAGACCCTTTTGTGTTGTCCTTTGACCCCGCACAGGCGGAAAGGACAAACTATGAAAAAGCAAGACAAGCAGTACTTTATCCGTTTGGATAAACAGTACATCCCCGTAACCGAAGAGGTCTACAAAGCGTACTACCGCCCAATTTGGAGAACCCACTATCACGCCAGCAAGCACGGACAGTGTGGCTGCACAGACTGGAGACGGTGCGAAGGCGATTGCGGCCTCTGCCGTTATCGTGCCGCAGGAAACACCTTGTCGCTTGACGCAGAATACGAAGGTGAAGAAGGTTCAAAGCTGACTTTGCTGGATACCCTTGAGGACCCGGCGGCGAATCCCGAGGAGATTATCGCAGACATTAAGTCAATCATTTTCCGTCACCATCTGCGGACAGGGTGGATTGCTTTATCCCGCAACTTATGACTGCCATCTGATAACCCTCTGCCGTCAATCGGATACAAGCGAGAAAGAACTGGACTTCTATATTTCCAATGACGAGGAGACTTTCACAAGAATTTCACGGAGCACACCCGTAGGGTCAAATACCTCTGCTGAATCTCTTCACATTCACATCCAAATGCGGCAAGCCAGAATTCCCGCCGGATATGGACTGTATGTCTGTATGGGAAGCGATGGAACATCGGCAACTGCTTATTGCGACTTGAAGTTTACCTATCATCTATATCCTACCGCTCTTACGACTGACACTAACAATTGATTGTGAGGTGACATTAATGAATTTACGCAAGTTAATACTTACAAACAACGCCTGTTTCAAAGCAGGCAGAACAATAATTCCCAAAGGCATCATGGTGCATTCCACCGGAGCGAACAATCCAAACCTTAAACGCTACGTGGGTCCCGACGATGGCTTGCTGGGCAAAAACCAGTATAACAACCACTGGAATCAGGATAAGCCCGGTGGCCGTCAGGTCTGTGTTCATGCCTTCATCGGAAAGCTGGCGAACGGAACAGTTGCCACATATCAGACGCTTCCGTGGAATCATCGAGGCTGGCATGGCGGTTCCGGTTCAAAAGGCTCGGTCAACGATACTCATATCAGTTTTGAAATCTGCGAGGACGGTTTGACCGATGCCGCTTATTTCAATGCTGTATATAAAGAAGCAACTGAATTATGCGCCTATCTCTGCAAGGAGTACAAGCTCGACCCTATGGCAGACGGCGTTATCATCGGGCATTATGAAGGGCATAAGCGTGGCATCGCCAGCAACCATGCCGACCCCGGACACTGGTTTTCCAAGCACGGGAAGTCGATGGATATCTTCCGCGCCGAGGTTAAAAGACTGCTCACGGTGACAGAACCATCAAAACCTCAAACTACCGCCGAACCGAAGAAACTGTACCGGGTTCAGGTCGGGGCGTACTCGGTCAAAGCTAACGCTGATGCCATGCTCAAAAGAGTTAAAGCAGCGGGATTCAAGGATGCCTTCATTAAATATAGCGAATAACCGAAACCAAAATACATCATCTCGATGTGAAAAACAATAAACCACAGGTCAAGTTGTTGACCTACAGTTATAGTTTCAGACCCGCAACTGTGATCTTTCACTTTTGCGGGTCTTTTCTTTTGCTCTCTTTCGTTCAAGGTACCGCTTTTCCTCCAGTGCGTAATGAAGGATGGCTTTCCTCGGACTGGAGGATGACCAATGACGAACGAACAAAAGGAGCGAATTACAGCGCTTCGCTATCAGGGATATGGATACTCAAAAATCGCCGGGACCCTTTCTATTTCAGTGAACACAGTTAAATCATACTGCAGAAGAAATGGGCTGGATTCTGATACACTCAATAATTCAGCTGCCTGCAAGCAATGCGGAAAACCAATAACCATCAAAGAAAGATATAAGGTGCGTCAGTTTTGCTCTGACAAGTGCCGCACCCTGTGCTGGAACAGCCATCAGCGACAGAGCCGCAAAAAAACGATCTATCAATTTGTTTGCGAAAAATGCGGAGCATCTTTTGAGAGCCACGGCAATAAAAACAGAAAATATTGTTCTCACGACTGTTACATTGCGGCACGGTTCGGTAAAGGGCGTGGCGGCAATGAATAAGGAGTATTTTGACGCTGTTTGCAGCTACAAATCTGTAATGGCACAGGCTCGATTGATGCTTTTAAAGGGGATTTTAACGGAGAGTGAGTACGCCATAATTGATACAATGATGGCCGAGAAATACGGATTATCTTCGTGTAGTTTATTTCGGGAGAATGACTTGCTATATAAGGGGAGTGACGGTAATATGTGACACCACGAGGAGGTGAAAAAATGCCTAAAGTAGTAACAAAAATAGCTCCTAAGCCCAAGTTGGCGCAACAAATAAAGGTTGCTGCCTATGCCCGTGTATCGACGGGAAAGGATGCGATGCTCCACTCTCTGTCCTCTCAGATCAGCTACTACAGTAAATTGATACAAGGTCACGAGGGATGGCAGTATGTGGGCGTTTATGCAGATGAAGCACTGACCGGCACGAAAGACACCAGAGAGAATTTCCAAAGGCTGCTCGCTGACTGCCGTGCCGGAAAAGTGAATATGATACTGACTAAGTCCATCTCCCGCTTCGCACGGAACACGGTAACTTTACTCGAAACCGTCCGTGAGCTGAAAGCAATAGAGGTGGACATCTTTTTTGAAGAGCAGAATATTCACAGCATGAGCAGCGATGGCGAGTTGATGTTGACCATTCTCGCATCATACGCACAGGAAGAAAGTCTGTCGGCAAGTGAGAATCAGAAATGGCGCATCAGAAAAGGCTTTGAAAGCGGAGAGCTTGTAAACTGGCGATTTCTGTTCGGATACCGCATTACAAAAGAAAAAATTGAAGTCGACACGGAAACCGCACCGATTGTGCTTGAAATATTTGAGCGTGTTATTGCCGGAGATACCTTCGGCGTTATCAGCAGAGATCTGAACAATCGTGGGATTCCCGGTGCGCTCGGCGGAAAATGGCGTGTTCAGCGTATTCGTGAAATCGTCAGCAATGAAAAATACACTGGAAATGCCTTGCTTCAAAAGCACTTCCGCAACAATCATCTGGAAAAGAAGAAGTGCCGCAACACGGGTGAGTTGCCGATGTTCTATGCCGAAGATACACATCCCGCCATCATTGATGAGGATACCTTCAATGCGGCGCAAGCCATATTACATGAAATACAAAGCAAGCAGAAAAACCGTCCTGCACCCAAACACAGTGAGTTTACCGGAAAATTGTACTGTCCGCACTGCGGTAAAAACTATAAGCGTACCAAGAGCAGTGGCACAGTCGGATGGAACTGTTCCACCTATCTATCACAGGGCAAAGCCTACTGCCACGGGAAAAAGATACCCGAAACCACACTTAAGGCGGTCTGTGCCAGCGTCCTCGGCATCCAGGATTATTGCTCTGACACCTTTACCGACCGAATTGAACGCATCGAAGTGCCGGAAGCTAATCGTCTGCGGTTCATTTTCATAGATGGCAGTATCAATGAGCGCACATGGGCAGACCGCTCACGGCGGGATAGCTGGACGGAGGAAATGAAGCAAGCCGCCCGAGAAAGGAGGAAAAATCAATGTCAAGAGCAGTAACAGTCATACCCGCTACAAAAAATAAGTTTACAGCACTGCCTACCGCTTCCATTGCCAAACGCCGAACGGCGGGCTACGCTCGTGTGTCCACGGACAGTGACGAGCAGTTTACAAGCTATGAAGCGCAAATCGATTATTACACGAAATTCATCAAAGCTCGTGATGACTGGGAGTTCGTCACCGTTTACACCGACGAAGGCATCTCGGCCACGAATACCAAATACCGCGATGGGTTCAATCAGATGGTGCAGGATGCCCTGGACGGTAAAATCGACCTTATTGTCACAAAGTCCGTCAGCCGTTTTGCGAGAAATACAGTAGACAGCCTTACCACCGTGCGAAAGCTCAAGGAACACGGCACGGAGGTTTATTTCGAGAAGGAAAATATTTTCACCTTTGACAGCAAGGGTGAATTGCTTATAACGATAATGTCGAGCCTCGCACAGGAGGAAAGCCGCTCCATTTCTGAAAACGTCACGTGGGGGCAGAGGAAGCGTTTTGCTGATGGGAAAGTCAGCATGCCTTATAAACAGTTTCTCGGCTACGACAAGGGCGAAGACGGCAATCCGGCTATAAATGAAGAAGAAGCCGACATCGTAAAACTCATCTACCAACTGTTCCTTGAGGGAAAAACTCCGGCTGGGATTTGCAGATATTTGGATAAGCAAGGCATACTTACACCCTCCGGCAAGAAAAAATGGAGTCAGACTACGGTAAACAGTATCCTATCCAACGAAAAATACAAGGGCGATGCTCTGCTGCAAAAACGGTTCACGGTGGACTTCCTTATGAAAACGATGAAAGTCAACGAAGGCGAAGTTCCACAGTATTATGTAGAAAATAGCCATGAAGCCATTATCGACCCTACCGACTGGGACCTCGTGCAAGCGGAGATTGCCAGGCGCAAGATGCTCGGCAGAGCCTATAGCGGAAACAGTGTTTTTTCATCAAGATTGGTATGCGGCGATTGCGGCAGTTTCTTTGGTCAGAAAGTTTGGCACTCAAACAATGCTTATCGCAAGGTGATATGGCGCTGTAACGGCAAGTTCAAAGGCGAAAAGAAATGCACTACTCCACATCTGGAGATTGAAACCATACAACAGAAGTTCCTATTTGCCTATAATCAGCTGATGCAGAACCGTGATGGAGTCATCAGCGACTGCAATCAAATACGTCAGTTGGTTTCGGACTGTACGGCGCTGGATACAGAGATAGAGAAGCTAACCGAAGAAATCGAAGTGTTAGCAGAGATGGTCAAAGCCTGTGTTAAAGAGAACGCTGCTTCGGCACAATCCCAAGAGGAGTACACGAAAAAATATAACACTCTGGTGAAGCGTTACGAAAAGACCTCCGCACGGCTTGATACACTTTCTACCGAGAAGTCACGCAAGCAAGACCGAGACCGTGAACTACGGCTTTTCACCGAGTCAATAAAAAAGCAGCCCCTCGTCCTCGAAGTCTGGAGCGAAAGGCTGTGGGTGGGCTTGCTTGACAAAGCCACCGTTTTCCACGATGGCAGAATGGTATTCCAGTTTAAAAACGGCACGGAGATTGAGGTTGAGTTATAAGGCTCGACCTCTTTTTAACTCTTTTGCACCCTGAAATTTGCGAAGATGCACACCCCTCTGAAAAAATGCACACCCCCTCCGATATTTTGCACACCCCTCTATAAATCGTTAGCGAGGGTATCGGTTCAAGGCGAAAATTCTCGGAGAAAGTGTGCATTTCTTGTTTCAATGGACCTATGTGATGTTGCCATTTTTATGGGAAGGTGCGAAAAAGCCTTATTTCAAGCCATTTTAGGGCATAAAACAAGAACGCTAATTTTGATATCCACTGTATCAAAATTAGCGTTCTTATATGGCGGAGAAGCAGGGATTCGAACCCTGGCTGCAGTTGCCCGCACTAACGGTTTAGCAAACCGTCCCCTTCGACCTACTTGGGTACTTCTCCAAATCGAATAACTAAAAAAAGCTATTTAGTTTGTA